CGGTGCTAATGGTAACGCTGTGTTTGATGGCACGGTTGAGGTTTCTACCCTCAGTGCTACCACAGGTAATATCGCTACGATCAACACGACTTCTAACGTCAACGTTGGTGGATCGATTATCGTCAATACTAACAAGTTTATCGTCGCAGGTGCTTCTGGTAACACAGACATCGCTGGCACACTTGACGTTGCAGGTGCAACTGTAATTGATGACACCTTCAACGTAACTGGTGCAACCGATCTTGACAGCACTCTGAATGTTGATGGTGCTACTACATTCAACGCTACTATTACTCAAAACAGCACGTCTCTCTTCAGAGACAATGTTGTAATCCGTGGTGCTTCTAAGGTCCTGCAACTGCAGAATGGTGCTAACATCACCAAGATTGAATTGCAGTCCACCACTGGTAACATCACTGCTGCTGGTCTGACTACAACAGGATCTCTGGATGTAACCAATAACACGACCATCGGTGGCACTCTGGGTGTTACAGGTCAGATTACTGGTAACGTCACTGGTGACCTGACAGGCACCGCAGATAAGTCGAATCTGGTTGATGTCACTGAGACAGCAACTTCTAACCTGACTTACTATCCCACCTTTGTTTCTGCTAACAGCGGTTATACTGAGATTCGCACAGACTCTCAAAACCTGTCATACAACCCCAGCACCAACACGCTGACGGTTGATAACTTCAAATCGGTTACTGACTTTGAGATTCAGGGTAACTTGAATGTTACTGGTGCGTTGACCTTCTTCCAGTCACAGGTTGGTAGTATTGCTAACCACGACACCGATGCTCTGTCAGAAGGCGTCACTAACCTCTACTTCACTAACGAGAGAGTCGATGATCGTGTTGCTGCACTGATCGATGGCGGCACAGGTATTTCGGCAACGTATAATGATGCTGGCAACCTGCTGTCCCTGGCAGTTGACTTTGGTGAGATTAACACCGATAACCTGACTGAGGGATCTAGCAACAGATTCTTCACCCAGGCAAGAGCAAGAAATGCCTTCACCTATGGCAATGGTATTGAGCATGATGGATCTGGTGGTCTGCAAGTTACTCAGGCAGATATCAATACCGACAACATCACTGAAGGATCTACCAACCTCTTCATCACAGACGCTCGTGTCCGTAGTGCTCTGAGTGCTGGTGGTGATCTCAACTACAACGCTTCCACGGGTGAATTCAGCATCAGTCAGTCCGATCTGAATGTTGATGACCTGATCTCCCTGACAGGTCGTGCTAACGGTGCTAGCCACCTGGCAGCATTCGGTGGCAGCACTATCTCTGACAACAACACCATCAAGGGTGCTCTGGGTGAGTTGGAGACCGCTGTTGAGGCAAGGGCACTTACCTCTTCTCTCTCCACGGTTGCCACCAGTGGTGCTTACACTGACCTGTCTGGTTTGCCCACACTGGGCACTGCTGCAGCAACTGCCGCTGCCGACTATGCAACTGCTGCACAGGGTGCTTTGGCAGATTCTGCCATCCAATCCTCTGACCTTGCTACTGTTGCTACCACTGGAGCGTATGCAGACCTGAGTGGCACACCTAGTCTTGGTGCTGTTGCTACCAGCAATGATTATAATGATCTTACTAATCTGCCTACACTCTTCTCGGGTGCATATGGAGATCTGACTGGACTGCCTACTCTCTTCTCTGGAGCATATGCAGATCTGACTGGTAAACCCACCCTTGGCACTGCTGCAGCAACAGCAGCAACTGATTATGCAACTGCTGCACAAGGTGCCCTTGCAGACACCGCTCTACAGTCTGAGACAATTGATTTGGCAACTCTCAAAGCAGAGGTTGCTGCATCTGCTAACTTTGCTGACTTTAAGTCCCGTATCGCTGCTCTCTGATAACTAATGGCAACTCTAACCTCCCAAGCTGAATTGGCGGCGTATTGCAAGCGCCGCCTGGGTGATCCTGTCGTCGAAGTAAACGTCTCCGACGATCAAGTTAATGATGCTATCGAATACACTCTGCAAAAATTCCAACAGTTTCACTACGATGGATGTGAGCGTGTATACCTGAAGCACCTGATCACTCAGGACGTTGTTGATCGTGCCAAGTTATCTACCCAGACGACTGCTAAGGCAGGCACTGACCTCTGGAAAGAAGGTAATGGGTATATTGAAGTCCCTGATCATATTCTTGCTATTGAAGGACTCTTCTCATACACAGATAAAGGATCGTCAAACATCTTTGACATTCGTTATCAGATGAGACTGAATGACTTGTATGACTTCACGTCTACACAGTTTTATCATTATTACATGATCAAGCAGCACCTGGAGACTATTGATTTCCTCCTGGAAGGCATGAGACCTATTCGTTATCATGCTGTGCAAGATCGTCTCTACATTGATTGGGATTGGCCAGCAGATGCTCTGGTAGGTCAGTATGTTGTGATCAAGGCATACCGTGCTCTCGATCCTACAACCTGGAATGAGATTTATAATCAGTTGTGGGTCAAGGACTATGCAACTGCAAAGATCAAAAAGCAATGGGGCACAAACCTCACCAAGTTTAACGGTGTCCAGATGCCTGGTGGTATCACACTGAATGGTGAGATGATTTACAACGATGCTGTCAACGAGCTCAAGGAGCTTGACGAGCAACTCCGCACCCAATGGGAGCTTCCACCTCTGGACATGATTGGCTGATATGGCACTCAATCCTTTCTTCACTCAAGGCACTACAGGTGAGCAGAATCTGCAAGAGAGTCTGGTCATCGAGCAGATCAAGATGTTTGGGAAAAACGTATACTACGTCCCACGCACCTTGGTCAAGGAGGACACTGTATTTACAGAAGATACTCTGTCAGAATTTAATGATGCATTTGAGATCGAAGCATACATCGAAGATGCTTCAGGTTTCCGTGGTGACGGAGATATGTTTAGTAAGTTTGGGGTGAGGATCTCTGATCAATGCACCTTTGTCATTTCTAGAAAAAGATTTACTGAGGCAGTGGATGATAACACCACGCTCATCGTAGAAGGTAGACCTAACGAGGGTGATTTGATTCACTTCCCTCTGGCAAACAAGACCTTCGAGATTCAGTATGTGGAGCATGAAGTCCCTTTCTTCCAGTTGGGTAAGATTCATACTTGGGGTCTTCGCTGTGAGCTGTTTGAATACAGCGACGAGGACATCGATACTGGTATTGCAGAGATCGATGCTATCCAAACAAACTTTGCTGCATCTATTAAACTCATCATGGATCCTGGTGGCACAGGAGACTTCCAAGTTGGCGAAGAGATTGTTGGTGACTTGTATCGTGCCACGGCAACAGCAACTATTGACGGTGGAGCAGTTAATGCAATCACTGTCACTGACGGCGGTAACCACTACACCAGTGCTCTGCCACCCACAGTGACTATCACTGGAGGAGGCGGGACAGGTGCTACAGCGACTGCTACGGTTGACTCTCTTGGTCTTGTCACTGCTATATCTATCACAAGTGGCGGCAGTGGGTATACTTCTGCACCAACTGTCGTCATTGACTACTCCCCCAAAGATAACAGAGCAGAAGTCAAGTCCTGGAATAGTGCAACCCGTGCCCTAGAGGTCATCAATCGCTCTGGCACATTCAATACTGGTGAGACTGTCAAGGGTCTGACCTCAGGTGCTCTCTGGAGTCCTGAGACTTACAATACACTAAATAATACTAACCTCAGTGATACCGTCGATCAAAACTTCAACATCGAGTCTGAAGCAGATGATATCCTTGACTTTACTGAGACAAATCCCTTTGGCGAATTTGGTGACGCAGACTGATGTTAGGCACTTACTCATACCACGAAATCATTAAGAAGACAGTTGTCGGATTCGGCACACTGTTTAACAACATTGAGCTTCGTCGCACAGACAATGCTGGTAATGTTGAAGAGGTCATGAAGGTGCCTCTGGCATACGGTCCTAAGCAGAAGTTTCTTGCAAGACTTCGCCAAGTTGGTGATCTGACTACCAAGGATCAAGTGCAGATCACTCTGCCTAGAATCTCGTTTGAGATCAATGGCATTTCCTATGATCCCACTCGGAAAGTATCTCCCACTCAATACATCAGAAACACAGCTGATAACGGGAAGCAGGTCAAGATGTTTGCACCTATTCCCTACAACATCAACTTTGAGTTGGCGATCCTCGCTAAAAACCAGGATGATTCGTTGCAGATCCTGGAGCAAATTCTTCCATATTTCCAACCCAGTTTCAATATCACAATGACACTGGTGCCTGAGTTGGGTGACAAAAAAGATTATCCAGTCACACTCACGTCGGTAGATTACCAGGATGAGTATGAGGGTGATTATGACACACGTCGCACGCTGATTTATACCTTACAGTTTGTTGCCAAGACCTATCTCTACGGTCCTGTCAATGACTCTACCAATGAGGTTATCAAGAAAGCGATTGTGGATTACTCCACCTCAATGGATGTCCAGAATGCTCCTCGTGAGGTGCGTTACACAGTCCAACCCGATCCTATTACAGCGG